CATACAGCAATTGGAGGACATATGTCTAAGTATTGTGGGGAAGAAAAGGCAATGGAATTGTTTGATGAGGTAATCAATAACTTCAAGCGTTTTCACCCTAAACCAGAAGAAGTACAATGTTCAAATCCAATAGCAGAACCTGATTTTATTAAACCATATTTTGGTTTACGATTGTTCCCTGTATGGCACGTTGGTACAGATTATTTACACGAGATTGGTAAAAATTGGTACGATTTCTTAGTTGACAATGGTGTAGAATTTATTTGGGAGACTAAAGTAACCTCAATTGATTTTGATGCTCAAGAATTATTTATAGGAGAGGAAGAAACATTCATCAATCCTAAGAATTGGCCTATCAGTTATGATCGCTTAATGTTTGCAGTTGGTAAATCAGGTATTGACTTTGGTAAACAACTAGCAGATGATTATAAACTACCTACTGAACCTAAACCAGTACAAATTGGGGTGCGATTTGAAGCACCACAAAAACACTTCCAGAAACTAATTGATATTAGCTATGATTTCAAATTGTATCGTAAATTCGAAGACAAAGGTGTCTCACTACGTTCATTCTGTACAAACAACAACGCAGCTTATGTTGCCGTTGAGGAAACGTATGGAGATCATTCGTACAATGGACACGCCAAAAAAGACGAAAAATACAGAAACGATATGACCAATTTTGGTATCTTGATGGAAGTTCAAGGTATCGAAGAACCATTTAAATGGTCTAGAGATTTAGTATCTAAAGTAAATAAAGATGGTACAGGCTTATATTATAGCCCTACACGTACTCCATCTACTACTTCAGAAGGTGAGAATGTAAGCGCTGTTACTATTGATCAAATGGATGAAGTAAGAGAGGCATTCCAAGGTTATTACTCATACATTGATGATTTCATTGAAGATATGAAAAAAGTATTCCCAACATTAGAAGATGATTGGGGTGTTTATATTCCTGAAGTTAAGTATCTATCACCTGAACCATTAGTTGATTACGATACATTAGCATTAATTGATTATAATAATGTTCATTTTGTAGGTGATGCATTATCAGCTCGTGGCATTACAGTCTCAGGAGCACAAGGAAATTACGTTGCAGAATGGGTATTGCAATGTATGGAAGATGCAAACGAATATCCTGATTTTCATGAACATTTCTAAAAAATTAGGATTTATTAATTATTTTTTATATATTACACAAACATAAAGTTATGGCCAAAGAAAAATTATACGAAGAAAAAGTTATTAAATACCAAGGAGCTAGACATTATTTAATTAAAATGCAAGGTGATGAACATTTTAAACATCATAGATATGATGGTCCTGCAATAGTTCCAATAAGTAAAGATTCTGAATGGAGTAAATCATATTATCTTGGGGGTATCCAATATGATGCTGAAGAATATAGTTCTATAATGCAAGAAAGAGAAGGATTACCTTGGTACAAAACATCAAAAGGTAGAGCAGGAGAAAATAGAAATTAATATGAGAGAGTTAACAATAGAAGCCCAACCATATCAAGGTGAACGCCATGAAAAAGCATGGGGTCATGAATTATGGATTATTAATAATGAGTTTTATTGTGGTAAACTTTTAGTATTTAAAGCTCATAAACAATTTTCAATGCATTATCATCTTCTTAAAGATGAAGCTTGGTATATTTCTAAAGGTAAATTTGAATATAAATTTATTGATACTGAAACATCAGAATTAAAATCCAGAATAGTTAAAGAAGGTGATTGTATTCATTTAATGCCTGGTCAACCTCATCAAATGTTAGCACTTGAAGAAGGGGCTACTATATTTGAAGTATCAACACAACACTTTGATAGTGATAGTTACAGAGTACTACCAGGATCATCCCAAGAAGATAATTATAATAATTTACCATTTTAGTTATGATTAAGAAAAAATATAAAAAAGAAAAAAAAGATCTAATCAAGTCTCTTCAAAATATGGAAAGAGGCATTGTTATATTAGAAATTAAATTAGTAGGAACATCTAAAGTAAAAGATAATCTAATTTATGAATGTACATATCTTGATAAAGATGATGTTAAAAATGTTCCTATTGTAGCTCAAGATGTAACACAAGCATTAGCTAAATTAGAACAATTTACCCATTCAGGTATTCCTGAATCAGTTCTTCAATATATGCTTGGAAATGAAAGATTTTCTAATTAAATTATAAGTTATGAAGATAGGTTTATGTGGTACAATGAGTGTAGGTAAAACTACATTAGTTAATGCTCTTAAAGAGCTAGATTATTTTAAAGGTTATAACTTTAGAACTGAACGTTCTAAGGAATTAATGGCACAAGGTATTCCAATGAATACTGATTCAACATTAAAAGGTCAATGTGTATTTTTAGCTGAACGATCAGGAGAATTAATGCATGAAAATATCATTACAGATAGAACTTTAATTGATGTTATGGCGTTTGCTAATTGTTCTACTTCAATGGATATATATGAAAAAGAAGATTTTGAAACATTAGCAGCTCAATTAGTTAGAGAATATGATTACATATTTTATGTGTCTCCTGAAGGTGTAGAAATTGAAGATAATGGTGTTCGTGAGACAGATGCTAAATATAGAGTTGCAATTGATAGATCAATTAATACTTTACTAACTAAATATAGTCATAGAATTAAAAATTTACACACCCTATCAGGTAGTACAGAAGACAGAATCCACCAGATGATTAACTATATGGATTTTTGATATATTTATAACAAAAATACTATATATAATGAAAAAATCTAAATTCAAAGAATATATTAAAAGTGAAATAGCTGAAATTTTATCTGAAGAAGAAGAAAAAGCAACTCCTGAAGATGTTGAAACCCAAGCAGAATTAAATGCTGAAAAGGAAAAAACAATAGAATTAAATAAGAAATTAGATTCAATGAATGAAAGTCTTAATCCTGAAGTAATAAAAGCATTAGACCGCTTTATTAAGGCAATGGCTAAAAGATATGATTATTCAGAGCAAGATGCTATATTTGCTATTCAAGCAGCATTAAAACAAAGAGAATTTGATAAACCGGCTGATATTCCTGGTTTTGAAGGTACTATGGATGCTTTAGATAGTCTTAGTATTAGAGAAGATGAAGATGATAATGAACCATCTGATAAAGATGTAAAATCATCATCAAAAGATTCGGTATCTAAAATAGCAACTAAATTATCTGATAATGCTAAAGAAATGAAAACAGTAGTTAATCAATATAAAAAAGCAGAAGGTGTTGAAAAAGAATCATTGCTTAAAAGATTAAAAGAATTAACTAAAATTAAAAAAGAACTTGAAGGACTTCTTTAAAAATATCCAAAATCTACTTATTGTAGTACTAGTAGTTATAATTCTTCTTATGAGAGGTTGTTCAAGAAATAAACCTATTTCTGAACCTAAAATTATTACAGAAACCATAGTTAAATGGGATACGTTAAAAATTGATAGTTTAGTATATGTCCCCAAATGGAGAACTAAAGTTACTACTATACACGATACTATTCCTGCTGATATTGATACACTAGATATATTAAAAGATTATTATGCTAAATACTCCTATACAGATACTTTAAGTTTAGATTCATTAGGGAGTATTGTTATAAATGATACTATAAGTAGAAATTCAATATTATTTAGAAATGTTCAACCCAACATACTCATCCCAACAATTACAGTTACTAATACTTCTTACATCCACCAAAGGGAATTTTTCGGAGGTGTTTCATTAGGTGTTTCTCCAACAGCTATTCAAAATATTAACGGAGAGATTTTATTTGTTAATAAAAAAAGACAAGCATATGGTTTTGGTATAGGATTAAATAATGAATTTGCTCCAATATACACAGGTCGTCTATATTGGAAAATAGGTAAATAATGGCTAAACAAGATTTAAAAGCAATAATAAGACAGGAATACATTAAGTGTGCCCAAGACCCAGCTCACTTTATGAAAAAGTACTGTAATATTCAACACCCACAAAGAGGAAGGGTGCTTTTTAATCTATATCCATTTCAAGAAAAAACATTACATTTATTTAGAGATAACCCATATTCAATCATTCTAAAATCTAGACAGTTAGGTATATCTACTTTATCTGCAGGTTATTCATTATGGATGATGTTATTTCAAAAAGATAAAAATATTCTTTGTATTGCGACAAAGCAAGAAACAGCTCGTAATATGGTTACTAAGGTTAAGTTTATGTATGATAACTTACCTTCTTGGCTTAAAATACCAGCTGATGAAAATAATAAATTATCATTAAGGTTAAGTAATGGTTCCCAAATTAAAGCAACATCTGCAAGTAGTGATGCGGGTAGATCAGAAGCCGTTTCATTATTGTTAATTGATGAGGCAGCATTTATTGATCAAATTGGTGAAATTTGGGCTTCGGCTCAACAAACACTAGCAACTGGTGGTGGTGCCATTGTATTATCTACACCTTATGGTACAGGTAATTGGTTCCATAAAACATGGGTATCAGCTGAAAATAATGAAAATGATTTTATTCCTATTAAATTACCTTGGTATGTTCATCCTGAACGTGATCAAGAATGGAGAGATAGACAAGATGAATTACTAGGTGATCCTAGAATGGCAGCTCAGGAATGTGATTGTGATTTTAGTACCTCTGGTGATGTTGTATTTTATTCTGAATGGATTGAATTTTTAAAAGAATCTACAATTCAGGATCCATTAGAACGTAGAGGTGTAGATCAAAACTTATGGGTATGGGAAGCTGCTGATTATTCTAGAGAATATATGGTTACAGCTGATGTAGCTAGAGGGGATGGTAAAGATTTCTCAACGGCTCATGTAATTGATATACAAACAAATACACAAGTTGCTGAATATAGGGGCCAAATGTCACCTAAAGAATTTGGTTATTTCTTAGTAGGATTAGGTTCAGAATATAATAATGCTTTATTAGCAGTAGAAAATGCTTCTATTGGTTGGGCAGCTATTGATTCAATTATTGAACGTGGTTATACTAATTTATATCATTCACCTAAATCTGATCAATTAACGGCAGATTCATATTTAAAAGTATTTGAAGGTAATAGTGATATGACTCCTGGATTTACAATGTCGATGAGATCAAGACCATTGGTAGTAAATAAATTTAGAGAGTATGTAGGCGATAGATCAGTAACTATTCGTTCAAAACGTTTATTAGAAGAAATGAAAGTATTCATTTGGAGAAATGGACGCCCTGAAGCTCAATCAGGATATAATGATGATTTAGTAATGGCTTTTGGTATAGGAATGTATTTAAGAGACACATCACTTAAGTTTCAACAACATTCTCACGATATGACTAGAGCTGCCCTTGGAGGTATGACAAAAACTACGTATGTTGGTGCTTATGGAACTAAAAATGGTAAAGACCCATACCAAATTGATAATCCTTATGGAGGAAAAGAAGACATTAAATGGCTTCTCTAATATTTATACGATATAATAAAAAATAAAATGGCAGATACTAGATTATTTACCCGACTACAAAGATTATTCTCCACTGATGTTATCATCAGAAACCAAGGAGGTAATCAACTTAAAGTAATGGATGTGGATTCCATTCAAAAGTCAGGGGATATAGCAACAAATTCGATAATGGATAGATACAATCGTCTCTATTCACCTTCCTCCACCTCATTATTTGGTTCACAATTAAATGTAAACTACCAGTACTTACGTACTATGGTTTATTCTGATTATGACGTAATGGATAACGATGCAATTATTGCTTCTGCCTTAGATATTATCTCAGATGAAAGTACATTAAAGAATGATATGGGTGAAGTACTTCAAATTAGAAGTAGTGATGATAATGTTCAACAAATCCTTTATAATTTATTTTATGATGTATTAAATGTTGAATTTAATCTATGGTCATGGATTAGACAGATGTGTAAATATGGTGATTTTTTCTTAAAAATGGAAATTGCTGAAAAATTTGGGGTATATAATGTAATCCCTTATACAGCATATCATATTGAAAGACAAGAAGCATATGATGAAGAACATCCAAATGCTATTAGATTTAGATATTCACCTGAAGGTATTTATGGTGGAGGTTCTGGTTATTATGGTGTACCTAACTCATATAATAAAGACCAAGAAGATGGAGTTTATTTCGATAATTATGAAATGGCTCACTTTAGATTATTAACAGATGTTAATTATCTTCCTTATGGTCGTTCATATATTGAACCTGCTCGTCGTATTTTTAAACAATATACACTAATGGAGGATGCTATGTTAATTCATAGAATTTCTCGTAGCCCAGATAGACGTATATTCTATATTAATGTTGGTTCTATTCCACCTAATGAAGTAGAAAATTTCATGGAGAAAACTATTTCTACAATGAAACGTACTCCATTAATGGATGAAAAAACAGGTGAATATAACCTAAAGTACAATATGCAAAACCTAATGGAAGATTTTTATGTTCCAATTAGAGGTAATGATACATCAACAAAAATTGAAACAACCCCAGGTTTACAATATGATGGTATCCAGGATGTTGAGTATTTAAGAGATAAATTATTTGCTGCCCTTAAAGTACCTAAAGCATTTATGGGTTATGAGAAAGATTTAACTGGTAAAGCTACATTAGCAGCAGAAGATATACGTTTTGCTCGTACTATTGATCGTATTCAACGTATTGTATTATCGGAATTATATAAGATCGCGTTAGTGCATTTATATACACAAGGATACACTGAAGAATCGTTAACTAATTTTGAGTTATCATTAACAACACCATCAATTATATACGATCAAGAAAAGATTGCATTGATGAAGGAAAAAATGGATTTAGCATCAGCCATGGCTGAAAGTAAATTAATTCCTACAGATTGGATTTATGAAAATATATTCCATTTTAGTACTGATCAATATGATGAATATAGAGATTTAATTGTACAAGATCAAAAACGAAAATTCCGTGTTACTCAAATTGAAGCTGAAGGTAACGATCCATTAGAAACAGGTAAATCATATGGTACACCACATGATCTAGCTTCATTATATGGAACTGGTAGAATGGATTCAGACCCAGCAAATATACCTGATGGATATAATGAAAAAGCACCATTAGGTCGTCCTGAAGAAAAAGTATCTAAACGTAATACTCAAGATGATAATTTTGGTAAAGATCGTTTAGGAGCTAAAGGAATGAAAGATGATGATAACGAATCTGATTCAATTAAACCACAATATAAAGGAGGATCACCATTAGCTTTAGAAGCTAAATTAAAAAACCGTTCTTTATTTGAATCTTTAGATAAAAAATTAAGTTTAAAAAACAAAGGAGAATCACTTTTAGATGAAAGTAATATTAAGGAACAATAATCTCTATATATTTATAACAAAACCTTTAGCAGAATGAACATTAAACATTCTAAATATAAAAATACTGGTATTTTATTTGAATTACTAGTAAGACAAATCACAGCGGATACGCTGTCCGGAAATAATTCAAAAGCGTCTAGTATTCTAAAAAAATATTTTGTACGAACTGAATTGGGGAAAGAATACAAATTATATGAAACTTTAACCAAACACCAGAATATATCAGAAGGTAAAGCTGATATTATTTTGACTACTATAATTGAAACTTCTAAAACCTTAAATAGAGGAGCATTAAAACGTCAAAAATATAATTTAATTAAAGAAATTAGTAATCATTACAACTTAGAAGACTTTTTTAAAACAAAACTTCCAACATATAGAGCACATGCTGCTTTATATACTTTATTAGAAATATACACTAGTGATCAATTATCAAATCCTACACAAATTATAGATAATAAAGTTGCTATTTTAGAATA